CACGCATACGATGCGTAGCCTGCTTAAAGAAGTTACGCATTGTGATGAGAGCCATAGGGTTATCGCTATTCTGTGCAATATAACCTTCTATTATATCTGGACTAAATGCTTTGATTACAAAATCTGGCAACTGACCATTGCCCATAAGAACCTGATACTCAGGTGCATTTCTGTCACCCATCAGAATAGTAGGCAGGTTGTTTAAAAGATCTTGCGGCGTACCAATAGCATACGCGCCTGTTTTTAATATATGACCAGATGCCTTAGCCGACATCGGCACACCTTGTGCTGCCATGTTTGAATATGCGCTGCGTAGTAAACCATCTTTGTTAGCTTTTGCCTGTGCAACGAGATTGTTTTCTACGCTATCAAACGCTGATGCAAGCTTATCTCTGACATCACCAAAACCACTGGTAGAAATAATTTCACTTAACCCAACCTCATCCAATATTTTTCTATGGGTTTCATTTCTAATGTTATCCATATTGCCAGTACGGATGGCAGTCTGAGCAGACTGCATGATATTGCCAATAGGTATATCGCTTGTGTAAACATTAAAATTGTCACCAATATTTTGAATTAATGTTGATGCAACATTGTCAAGCTTGCCAAGAAAATGCTCTGTATTAATTTTATCTCTTAAAGTTTGAAGCATCTCTCTTTCGACAAGAGTAGGAAACTCATCTTCTAATGCATCAATAATTTCAATAATATTATTCTTATTAATATCAGCATCATCGCCAATTAAATCACCGCTTTCATAATCTTTTGATTGAAGATTTACCAAAGCACGTTGATCTTTAATTGCGCTTTCTAAAATCTGCACACGATTAACAAAAGCTTGTTTATGTTCTACACCTAGCCTGTCAGCATAAAGTTTTTTACCATGTGCAAAACCTTCAGCATCAAGCGCACCCGCAATAGATGCAGCATATTTAGACAAAGCCGGATCAGAAGATAACCTCTCTAATGTTCCTTGAGAGTAAGCTTTCCACTTTTCTTGAAAGCCAACATAATCTTTTTTAATATCATGTTCAGCATGTAATTTGTTAGCATGCATTTGAGCATCTAAAGTTAATCGCTCTATATATCTTTTATCACCAATAGGCAGAGCGTTTGTTCGTGCAACTTTAGAAAAGTTTTCTGGTATTTCTATTGGCCCTAAACCACCATCTTTGGCTTTACCAAATGCAGCAGCCGCGCCAAATGCTTTACCTTTTGTTTCTTCAGCAGCATAAACCTTGGCATAGTCATGCTCAAAGAGTGCCTGCCCAATACGCTGGAATGCCTCACCAGAGGTATCACGCATAGGCTGAACCACACCAATAGGCTGATTATAAACAGGAGTGCCTTTAAACTTAGGTATCTCAGCCACCAGTAACATCTCCTATCTTATCCATGCCGATTGCAAAGCTAGCCATGCCAGACATCATCGTTGCGTTAGCATTGATGTTGCCTTGCGTCCTTGTGTTCTCTGCTTGGTAACGCATACGGTTTTGCGTAAACATGCTTTGCGTTGTGGCTCTGTTTATTTGTTCAGTGCTTTTACTCTTGCCTGCTTTAACCCTTGCTTTAATAGAACGGTCATTTAGGTCACGACCACTAACACCGCGAACTGCATTAGCTGTTGAACGATAGGTTTCAAATGCATCAAGGCGATCATTATGCTCTTGCTCAGAACGAATACGCTCAAGCCTAGCGTTAAACTCTTGTTGCTCTGCAACCCGAGCCGCTTGCCTGCGCTGCGCTGATGCTTGCTGCATTGATCCAAACAGGCTTAACGCCTGACCAAACATCATTAAACTCATTAGAAAGCCACCTCAGTTACCAAACCGTTAATCTGAATAGACAGTGGTGCAGATTGAGAAATCGTAACGCGAGGGTCTTTATTGTACCCAAGCACCCTAAACTCTTCCTTACCGCTAACCGCAGTAACACCACTTGCCTGATTTTGCTGAACTGTACGGATAACCATGTCTGTACCATTGACTGACACGCTCAATGTATCTTCAAGATCAAGAATAACATTTGTTATCTTACGCGGTCTGCCAGTCAAAGGGCCGCCTGGAACCGCACCATCGATAGGCAGAGTTTTTAACTCTGGTATAAATTTGTATCCAATCTGTGCAGCCGTAGATAACTTAACTGCGCTGACATCTACATTGCCACTGCTTACAGTAAACGAACCAAGAAACTCAGTACCATCTACAACCTCAACAGTTGCACCATTTGCAAAATGAGATGACACATCAAACACACCATTGCTGCCAGTAAAGTCATTACAAAAATCCATCTTCATAGATGTGTTAAATTGCTCAAGAACTAGCTTGTTAGTGCCACCACCAGTGTTTCTTATTGAAACAGCAAAAAGATCTTCATCTACAGCACACACAGAATGAAATCTGCCTTCAGTTTCCCATCTCATCCAGCCAGCACGTTTTTCATCACGCAAACTATGGAACACGGCAATCTCACCATTATCCATAATAAACATTCCATATGCGCCAGGTCTTGCAAGTGAGCCTTTAAGTGTAGTCAATTGAACAGGATTGCTTATAAGATGGCTAGATAACAATGACACCATTGTAGATGTGTACGCAGCTTCAGAATCCGAAAAGATATATTCTCTAATCGCCGTACCAGTTGCTTGCACGAATAGAGTTGCACCATCAAGAGACTGCGGTCTTACATAACCAGAACCAACAGGCGTTTGCAAAGATACCTTAGCTTTAGCTGGTGTTACTGGTGCGTCTTGGAAAGCTGGTACATAGAACTCTGATTGTGATGCAAACACTTGCAAGTCACGATTAGACACCAGATGACGTATCTGATTGGTAACACCAACACTTGCATCAATGTCAATTGCATCATCATCTTCAGCCGTACCAATATCAAAGTTAAAATAATATCCAGTCTTTGATCCCCATAATCCGTCTGGTTGACTTGGCGTGCCACCAAACCACAACCTATCCTCATGGAATGTAATAGCCTGTGGAAAGCCCCTGAGTGCGCTGTAAGACTGCTCATACCATTCAGTAGTAGCAGCACCACTCTTCACGGTTGGGGAGCCTCCTCCGTCAGCCTCGGACGTTGCAGACGCACCTGCGGTTATCTCGTACTTATTATTATCAATAATACGGCTAATAGTTCGACTGCCATTAATATTGCTTGCAGCAATACCGCCTAGCCCACCAGCCTCAGCAATCACAACAGTTGCGCCAGAAGCCAAACCATGAAGAACATGCGTTACTTCTATTTTGTTTGAATCTTTCTTGGTTTTTAAAGCATCAATATCTAGCTGCGTTGTCAGTTCGCCTTGAAGAATTGCGGTAACTGTAGTGGCGTTTGTAAACCCACTAATTAATGCTTCAGTCTCACCTATCAATAATCTTGTGCCTACATGACCAGATGCAAAGTAATTTTGAGAGCAGGTAAGCGTTACTGTTCCTGATGTGCCGTTAGCACTAATAGTAGTGCCAGCACCTTGAAAGTTATAATAAGGCTGGTGTTTTTTTGTACCATCAATCGATTGATCAAAAGCAAAAACACGCATCTCAAACGTAGTTAATCCAGTGCGTACTAACTCACGGCACAAAAACGTGCGATGAGCAATAAACATAAAGTCACCCTTCTGGGTGTAGGTAAATTCTACAAGATTAGTATTATCGAAAGGAACAGCGTCACCATTAACGTCAGCAGTAAGCGTTTGAACATGGGAGACAGTGCCGTTGGTTGCGATACGGAAAATATCAATACGAACATTTGAGAAAGCAATAATGTATTTCTCATCATCGGAGAATATAAATGGCTCAAGCCTAACTTGCTGCGCCAGTGAAGCATCATAAGTAAGACCAAATTCATATATGCGTTCAGTGCCAGGTCTGTTAATGACACCGCCTTCTGCCCTGATAAAAAAGTTCTTAACAGATTCCGCAGCCGCCACATAAACAGGACTGTCAGTTCTGGATCGTAATGACGGACTGACTTCACCAAAAGAAAAGTTATTAAGCGGTACGCGAATCCTCGCCATTAACTTCGCCTTTCAGCTATAAACCTCGATGTTCTAATTCTGCGCGTTGTCTGTTGCTGGCTATCTAATGTCTTAGCCTGTTGCATTAACTGCGCTGCTTTCTTTTCAAACATGGTTGCAAGCTGCTCATCTCTGGCAATGGCAAGAGCAAAAGCCGCAGCTAAAGCATATTCGACAGATAGCGTAAAATAACTTGGAAAGTCCTGTTCGCCAGCGCGGAATGAGTAGTCAGCCACAACTACATCACCGCTACTCATGTCAGAGAATACTTTATCTCCGTACACATTATATTCAATGTTAGCACTATTAACTGTGATGGCATGCAGCATAAGCAGGTCATTAGGTAGCTGATGTGCTGTAGCAAACCTTCCAGTAGGTGCGGCAGTTAAAAGGTTTAGCACAGCTTGGTTAGTAGCAAACCGCCAGCGACTAGCGCACAGCGCAGTTTGAACAACATCCTCATAAATGTTTGAAGCAACAAGTGCCTCGGTAGATGTGGATGTAAAAGACGTAATAGGCTCTGCGCCAATAAGAACTAAAGCGCGAGCCGCAATGTCTATATCTGAATTAGCTTTTGATGGCATATAGATAAGAGGGGGGCGTTAGCCCCCCACTCCTTTAATCGCCGTCTGTTTCAGCTACCGCTGTGCCGTCAGACACATCGACTACTGAACCAGTATTTGACAAAACGGTGCAAAAGCTTGTTGTCGGTACATTGGTATCGCGCACGATAATCAAGTCACGAACATCCAGCATGTTTGCTGCACTATTAAAATACCCTGAGGTATTTACAGTAGCAATGGCATCAGCAGATGTGTACATCCACAAGCTACCATTTGAATCACCGCCAACACGAGTTAGTCCACTTGAAGCAAAAGCCATTTCCTAACCCTCCTAGTTGTTGTCTAAGACTTCGTATATGCCGTTGTCGTTGATAACCACAGCACCCATTGACATCATTGATGTAGCAAGGTGTGAGGCTTTCTCAGGCACATAGTTCAGTTCGGTTGAAACATCAGCGTTTACGCCAAGGCCGATAGCCGAGGTGTGGTACGCCATATTCTTGCCGCCAGTAATTGCAGACGTTGAAAAGATCTTGAAACCAAGAAAGCTTTTCATTGTCATACCGCCAGCAAACGGAAGGTTCTGATCACCTACAAAGTCTGAACTTGCAAACTCTGTAATGTTAAATAGATCAGCATAACCAGCCGGAGACATTGCAAGATAGCGGTTGCCGTCCTCTGGAATATCGGCTGAACCAAAAGTCTCAAACAATGAGAGAAGGTTAGCCTTGGTAAGAGCAGCACCAGTAGCACTGATCTGAGTTGAGTTAGCACCAGCGTCCATTGCAGCATAAAGGATTTCGTCAGTCTTACGACCAAGAGCAGCAGCAGCAGATTGGGCTACAGCCTGACGCTCATCAATGTTGGTCTTTAACTCATCCAGCTTGTCAATGTACTCGGCAGCATAGAAGTCTGCCATTGTTGCTTCTACGGTTGTATGCACCAATTCCATCGGTGTCACAGAACCGTTTCTAGATTTCGTTGAAGCAGAGCCAGTTCCGATTTTCTGAAAGCGTACAACGCTACCACGGACATTACCAGATGTGCGTACTGTATTGCGGAGTTTAGACCCCATACGCTGATAAGCCATGTGAACCTCGGATTCAAACTGCTTAATGAAAGCTACGTCAATTGTATTAGCCATTCGTTAAGTTCCTCGTCTAAAAGAAGTTACATTTACATCGCGGTTGTCCGTCTCTTGCGTCATCCAGTTATCCCAATGGGGCTGTCAGTTTGAAACAGGCCGTATGCTATTGGAATGGCATCTCTATATGAGGAGCGCAACGCACAAAACGGACGCATTCAAATCCGTTTACAGTGGTTGGTTCGTCACAAAACAAAAACCCTAACCAGTTCAGCCATTGCAGGGTTGCTACATGATCAATAGGAACTACGTTCTCAACCACATCCCAGCGTTCACAAAAGTATTGCAACATGTTTTTTGAAGCGCGAAGAAACTTCCTTGGGTACTTATCAATCTCGTCAGTGCCAAGAAGCCAGATAGAGCCTGTCTTTATCTCACTATCATCATAGATAGGAACTACACCAAACATACAAGCAGGTGTATTTTTGTGAAGTGCTGTGAATGTTACAGCATCCTTTCGCATTATAGGATAGCGCAACGCCCGCCAAGGCGTTGCACCATGTATCATGCACTCTCTTACATCAGGTGATCGCAAATGATTTTGCAGATATTCTGCATGCTCATAAGTCGCTTTTACGATCTCTACATCACCATCTACATGAAATGCATTAGCTGTAGAGTTTGGAAAATCCTTCATCGACCTTCTTAACAAATGCCATTTCCCTTCTTGCAGGATCATAATAACGAGGATCTTTTTGCATAGCCTGCAAATCTTCTAATGTTACTGCCGCAGCCGGAGTAAAGTTTCCATTAGGCGTGGCTTGTTTTCCATCTGCCATTAAGTATTCAATAAACTTAATACCTTGTGCTGATCCAGCAAGCAAGACTGCCTGATCTTGAAACTCTTCTGGCAGGCTATTTTCAGACCATAACTGAGCAGCTTCAATGCGAGCATCAGCATTTTCGCCCAATGCTTGTCTCTCAGCTTCCAAGTCTGGTTCTTGAGATTCCATATACTCTGCATATTTTGCAATGCCATCAGCAAACTCTTCTTGAGAGTAACCATTTTCGTGAGCATGACTTGCCCACCATGCAAGCATTTCATTATCGACTGCCGCCTCTTCATCTATAATGTCAGGCAATTCATAATCACCAGCCGTTTCCGGCCTGCCTTCAAGAGCTTCGATCTCAAGTTCTTGTTCCAGTTCAGCCCTTATATCATCTCTGCCTTGTCCTAGTTTGGATTCCAGTGATGAATAAGATGCTGCCATATCTTCTGGTGTGTTGAATTTCTCTGGCAACCAGTCAGGACGCTCAGAGACAGGTGCTTCTTCAACTGCAACTTCGTCAGCTAATTCCACATTATCTGCTTCATTCATTGTTGATCTACCTTTTGTCCATGGTTAATACGCCTCTCAATGAGGCCAACAAGATACCGCTGCCCCTCAAGATGGCGCAGTTCGGCATCACTTGCATTCGGCCCTTGAACGGATTCAATGGTTATCGAACGCAAATACTTTAAAACGGCTACGCCGTTTGGTGTTTTGAATACAGAGTTTATATTACGAGAGATGATGTCATCATCTGCTTTGGGGCGTGGAAAGTTATCCACCCCCAAGTGAAGGGATTTGCGTTGCATCTACGCCCTGCTGTTGTTGTTGCTGTTGATATTGTTGTGCAGCTTCTAACAACTGTTGCCGTTCCACTTTATCTCTCACTAGATTGTCTGGCACTCCAAACTTCTTAGCGAGATACAGCGCAACGTCCTCAGAGTTAATAAGCACGTTAAGAACCTCTGGCCCGAATGTACTACCGACCATTTGCAAATAACGTGAAACTGCGCTGATGTCCTGATTGGCTTGTGCTTGCGCCAATGGTGACACAGACCTGACTTTGACTTCCCGCCCATTAATGGATGGAACTTCAATACGGCCTTGCTTCTTCAGAATGTAAACAACACGCTGCAATACTGGCTGAACCATCTCAGCTTGCAACCTGCCAAAAGCTGATCCAATACGTCTGGATAGATCAGCCATGCGTTCTGCTATCTCTGTAGCAGACGCAGGTGTTTTGTTGGGATCGCCCAACATATCATTGTAAAGCGCACGTTTGATATTTGTACGCATATCATTCAAGACAAGATTAGCTACGTCAAAGTTACCTGCGTTCTTGATTGGCTGTAGACCAGCCGAACCCATAGCCTTTGGAATGATTGTGCCTGGCACAAGATTGATTGTATCAGTGTTTATGATGCCATCATCATCCATCTGGTACACACCAGAGATAGCCATCTGTGCATTCTCAAGCACCAACTCAATAGTAAGGTTAGTAGTTTTGATTGCACTAAGGGCGTTAATTAGAGGGCCGCGCCCATATACTTCGCCGCTAGCTTTAGACCAACGGAAACACACAAACGGATTTGAGCCTGTGCCTTCATAGCTTTCTTGGAGAATGATTTCCTTATCGCCTACATTTACAACATAGTAATCAAACCTGTCTTCATTAGGTTTGCTATAGTTGCGGCAGATAACTTCTAATATTTTTGTTTTAGTATCTGGCTGATTAGCTACAGCCATCGTAGTTTTTTCTCCTAGAATCCCCTTTGGATATGCAATAGGGATCTCTGAGTTTTTAAGAGTGCGCTCTCTGTAAACGTGGTCAATCTTATCATCAGGGCCAGTATCGAGATGCACAGTTGGCAAAGGAATCGCATTAAACCTGACAGGATTGATTGCATCCCCTTCTTCAACCAAGAGAACGCCTGTTCCAACCGCAAGATCCATAAAGCTTTCATGTATTTCTTGTCCAAAATTAGAGTTCTGAATGACTTCAAAAACATAATCGGTTACTTCATCAAGGCTGTTATTAACTGTGTCTTGTTTGTCTGGCGGTATCTCAGAGCCAGCTACAAAGTCTGCCCATCTTGCAAAGTTGGGAACAAGACCAGCCTGCAACCTAGATGCAAACTCTTGCACACCAACAACCGCAGTCTCATCAAAAATCTTATCGTCACGCCTCTGACCCGGATTTTCCGTGTAGAAACTCTGACGCATAGGCAATGCGTACTCAAAGCAATCCTCAAACAAAGGCTCAAAATTTACCCGAGCTTGTTTAGCACGCTCGTACTTTTGCAGCATTCGTTCTGCAATTTGATCCATTAAATAGTCTCGTCATAATAGCCAAGCGCAGCTTTGTTGCTTGTAAGCAAAGAACGCCTACCTGCACCACCGCCAACTTTCTTACGAGCAACCTGCTCTTCAGTCCGTTTTGCTTTGGCTTCCTCTTTTTTCTGCTGGGCTTCTGCTGCTTGATTGTCAGCTTCGATCTTATCATTAGGATCGACTGCTGGCTTTGATGGACTGCTACCGCCTACGCACATAATTAAATTCCTCTCATAGCTATAAACTCTGTGTAACTGACTGCATTAATGCATGGCAACGCACAAAATGAATATTCCATTATACCAACCCCTAGGGGTACGAATATTGGAATAATTTACATACGCGACCAAAGACCTTCCCTTCTTTGTTTTGGCTTGCGAGTAAACACATCAAACTCACGCTTGGCTTGGAATGGTCTAGGGGCGTTGCTCATGTTGTGAAGTATCTGCCTGCCCTCACCAGAGCCAAGCATTAGGTACTGCAATGCATCATGGATGTGAGAGAAGTGGTTCTTGTCTGGCTTATCAGCGTAACGCTCACCTGATACCTGCATCCGTTTGTATTGATAACCACCTTCAAAGCCTTTGATAATAGTGCGGCAGCGTTGATCGATCAGCAAACCAGATTGTCCTTCGATCATTC